TATGGAGTTACGCAAGGCGTTCATAAAGAACGGCAAAGAAGAAAAAGTAGATAATCGCTAACTAAAGCGTCCTTATTTTAAGGGCGCTTTTTTATATACAAAAATACTTAAAGGAGGTGGTTAAATTGCAGGCGACAAGATTAGGCGATACTGATACAGGACATGATGCTTGCCCAGGGACTGTGCTTGTGAGTGCCAGTACGAATGTAATAATTAATGGTAAAGGTGCTGGGCGAGTCGGCGATAGTTATTCTCCGCATGGATGTATTGTGCATCCATCGCATACGGCACATATCATCAGCGGTAGTAGTACGGTTATCGTTAATGGTTTGGCTGCAGCTAGGGTTGGGGACTCAATAGATTGTGGTGGAACAGTAGCTACAGGCAGCCATGATGTTATTATAGGAGGTTAATATGCAAATCGGTTCAATTGGAGATATTCCATTTGTAGTGTCGCATGATTATATGCTGACGTTCCATGATTATAGTCGCTCTGGGTCAAGCAGGTGGGTAAAGCATGATCTTATTGGCAGGAAACCTATCTTAGAATTTATAGGGCCAGATGTAGAAAAAATAAGTATGAAAATACAATTGAGGTCGGATCACGGTGTAAGCCCAGAAATGGAGCTAAAACGTCTTAGAAAAATGCGAGATGAAGGTAAAGTTTTTCCTTTTATTCTTGGAGGGACACCTGTTTCTAATGAATATTGGGTACTGGAAAGTATTGGAGAGGATGTAAGTTACTGGCGTGCTAACGGCAAAATATTATCAGCTACAGTAGATGTATCTCTACAGGAGTATTCAACGAAGGGAGCTGAATAATAATGGAACTAGAGATTTTTGCAGGTCGGATGGCAGGTATTGATTTTGCACCGCATACAAAAGAAGCAGAGATATTGCAAAATTGTAGTACTATTTTGAGTACTTCAAAATTTAGTGTGCCGCTGGATCGCGATTTTGGTGTTGATGCAACTTTTGTCGATAAACCTATTTTGTCAGCGAAAGCTAAAGTTGAAAGCGAAATTTTTACTGCATTAAAGAAGCACGAACCAAGAGTAACAGTGAAACAGGTTGAATGGTATGCTGATGCGGAAGGAATAATCAGAGCGAAAGTGAAGGTGGTTATGGATGAGACTGAATGATCTGCCTGATATTGATTTTGTCAGTGCTGATGAACAAGAAATATTGGCAGAAATCATAAATTTATACACCTCAATAACTGGAAGGCCACTTACACAAGGTGATCCTGTCCGGTTATTTTTATATGTGATTGTATTGATTGTTGTAATGTTATGTAACAAGATTAACTACACTGGGAAGCAAAATCTGTTGCGTTATGCAGAAGGGTCTAATTTGGATCATTTAGGCATACTTGTTGGTGTAGAGCGTATGGGAGAGAAGTTTGCAATTACAACAATGAAAATAACATTATCTGAGGCTAGAGATGTAGCGACGATTATTCCAGCAGGAACACGTGGGACAGCTGGTGATAATGTGTTTTTTGCAATCAATCATGATGTGAGTATTTTGGCTGGAACGATTGAAGCCGAAGCTGCAGCATCTTGTACAGTTGCGGGGACTGTTGGTAATGGCTATTTACCAGGAGAAATCAATAAGATTGTTGATCCTATACCGTATGTGGCAAAGATGGTAAATATAACGATGTCTGAAGGCGGTGCAGATATTGAAACTGATGATTTGTTGAGAGAAGCTATACGTGAAGCTCCTGAAGGATTTTCTGTTGCTGGTCCTGTAGGCGAATATATAAGAATTGCAAAACGTGCGTCTACTTTGATTGTTGATGTATCTGTAACTACGCCAAAACCAGGACAAGTTCTTATTGTCCCGTTGCTTAACGAGGGAGGTATACCAGGTGAAGAAATGCTTAAAATTGTCGAAACTGCGTGTAACGAAAGGTCTGTTAGGCCCCTTACCGATCAAGTGATTGTGAAAGCACCTGATATTGTTAAATTTAATGTTGAAGTGACATATTACATTAACCGAGCAGATGAGGCACAGTCTATTTCTATACAAAGTGGAGTTGCAAAAGCTGTAAATGATTATGTTATATGGCAGAAGTCTAAGTTAGGTAGAGATATCAATCCAGATGAATTGATTAGTCTTATAAAAAAAGCCGGTGCAAAAAGGGTTGTTATAGCATCTCCAAATTTTCAAGTAATTGCGGAAAATAACATAGCGATTGCTGAGAATGTCAGTGTGATATTGGGAGGTATGGAAGATGAATGAGTTGCATAAGTTAAACCTCAAGGAACTTCTGCCTTCCAGTATAGCTGGGGATGAAACAATAAGAAATATTTGTGATGCAATTGTAGAGAAATTGCAAATGATAAACGAAAAAGCAAATTTGGTTTTATTGTTGCCACGACTTGATCAATTACCAGAAAATCTAGTTGATGAACTGGCTTGGCAGTATCATGTAGATTTTTATGATTATGCTGCAAGCCTTGATAAAAAGCGCGCGTTAGTACGAAAGGCAATAGAGTGGCATCGGAGAAAAGGGACCCCTGCTGCAGTAGAGGAAGTGTGCGCAGCCGTTTTCAAATCAGCAAAAGTTTATGAGAATTGGGAATATGGTGGAGAGCCGTATCATTTTCAAGTAAGAATGATTTCAGAAGGTATTCCGGATAAATCGGTTTTAGATAATTTGTATAGGGCAATTAAAGAAAGTAAGAATGTGAGGAGTTGGCTTGATGCTTTAAGTTTTGACCGTCAAATAGCTGGCTCCTTATTTGTTGGAGGGGTTTATTCTTCAATGAGAAAGGTGGAGATTTTTCCATCACAGATAAAGCCACAGATTTTAAATATCAATAATTATTTTGGAGCTGCAATCTATGTACACAAAGGAGTTGAAGTAACATGCCAAACTGGGCAAATTTAATGTTGACTAAACAAGGAAAGGTATTACAGGCAAAAGCTATTGCTGGTAGTACATTAACGATCACTAAGATGAAATTGGGTTCTGGTATTATTCCAGATGGAGTATCACCAGAAGATCTTACTGATTTGATTCAACCCAAACAAGCTTTAGGATTAACAGCAATTAGTGTTAATGGGGGATTGGCTAAAATTCAGAGTATTGTTACTAATGCTGAACTTTCAGAAGGGTATTATATTCGTGAGTGTGGTGTATTTGCAAATGATCCTGATGTTGGGGAAATAATGTATGCAATAATGACAGATACATCTCCGGATTTTCTACCTTCGGCATCGAGTTCGGTTGTGATTTCAGAAGAATTTAGTATTAATGTAGTAACGGAAAACATGGCTAATATTACGGCGATTATTGATCCTGAAGGTATAGTCACAGTGGCTAATGCAAGAAAAATTGCAGAAGATAAAGTTGCTGAACATAATGAAGCTCCAGATGCTCATCCAAATGATTTTAACTTAAAAGGGCTTACTATTGGAAAAGATAATGTTATTGCAACTAAAAAGGGAGATTTCCTAACTCTTTTGGCAGGGAAAGGAATTAATTTACTTAGCGATATTAAAAATAAGATAATCACGGTCGTTGGAAAAAGTAAGAATGCGTGGAATCCAAATGAGGAAATTATAGCCGGTGATATAAGATATACCGAAGACGGTAACGGTCCAAGTTGGGCTTATTTGTTATGTAAAACTGCAGGAACCACAGGTACCGTTGAACCAATTTTAGCAGCTAATGCTGTTGTAGGACAAGAGATAAATGACGGCAGTGTTGTATGGACGGTACAAAAAAACAGTAATGCATTAAGCTTTGCTGGAAAAGAAGCAGATCTTTTTGCATTATTAAATAGCCCTGATTTTAAGGGAACTCCTACAGCGCCAACCGCTGCAAAGACAGTAAATAATACTCAAATTGCTACAACTGCTTTTGTTCATTTGCTTGCTGGAGCTGCTAATAATGGTGGCATAGTTGATTCGTTGTTAGCGCAAAATGGCTATGTAAAATTCGCAAATGGCTTAATTCTACAGTGGGGATTTACCGCTGATTCGATGTCGATATTGTTTCCTACGGCTTTCTCAAGCACATCATATATTCTGCTTAGCGACATTCAAGTAACATCAGGCGGGAATATTCTTGCGGCATATATTTATCAACATACCAAAACCATATCGGGAGCAAATTTCGCATATTCGTATCGCCGAAACTGGATAGCCATTGGTTGCTAACCACAGTGGGGAGTTGGGGCAGCCAGCACCAATATTATGTTACCAATCCCATATACCAAAGTTAAATTCATTACACTAGCTACATCATCAATGCTTAATCCAAGCCAAGGTAACATCAGCGTAGCTTACCACGATTCAACATTAGACAATATTAGATTCCAAATTAGGTGGCAAGGTTTAGCTGCCGAATATACTGGCGCTTGGTTAACTCTCGGCATTTAAACCACAGTGGGGAACTTCTCTTTCGCCTATTATTTTCTCAATATCTTTTTCAAATACCATGTACACGATTTTGCAAATGCCACAATCTGCAAGTGCTTCAGCATTTAGAGCTGAAGTTTGGGCTTTGGAAAGAAAAGATCAGGATTCATGTGCGTTTTTTACTGGCAGCGGTAATTATTCAAGACATTGGATTGCCGTTGGATTCTAACCACAGTGGGGATATTCTTCATCACGTACAGCAACCTTTCCAATTCCTTTTCCAACTGCGGCATTATTCGTTGTAGCCATACCTAAAACTACAAGCACATCAGCTACTGCAACTGGAGCAGAATATCTAGGTACTACCAGTGTCAATTTATACCTTCATGGAACTTTGGGCTGGTATTTCGTAGGCGGCCATTGAACAGTGGGGATATTCAACTGTCGGCTCAGGCGCTTGGGCTTTAAAATTCAATGGTGTTTATACGGCAGTAGTTGTTGGCGCTCCTGGCTTTCCGGCAAGAGAGTTTTGTGGTTTTACTTTCGATTACACCCTTACTGGATGGAGTTTTACGGCTGGATATAATAGCCCCGTTTCATACATCAGGCCCACCACTACTGCAATTTCACTTGGCTATTGAAACAGTGGGGAATTAAGACTGAACCATATGGACTTGTAACCTTCCCAATCAGCTTTCAGACTTGCTTTGGTGTCATTACGCATTTCAATTCTGATCCAACAAGTTCTGCGGAAACGAGCTCAGTTACAAAATTTTCCAACACTGATTTTTATGTCGTATTCTATCTAAATAACACTGGGGCAAATGCTGCTGGATCAAAAGTTTTTTGGGTAGCAATAGGCAGCAGCTAATCTCATGCCCCTATTGCGATAAAATTTCCGTTTAATACATAGTCTGGCGTTACGCAAGATATTCCAGTCAACGTTACATACGCATTTTCTCCATACCATGTACCCGCTCCGCTTCCTCTGCTAAATAGCGTTGCTGCGCTACAAAAAGCTGTAAATGCAATAGGAAATGCAGCTTTATTGTTTGAGATTATTCCCCACTGTTGCTAAGCACCTAAAAACAAATAGAAAATGTTTGCATTTGCATAACCAGTACCAGCGTTATTGGCATACATATAAATTTTAAAATTAGTATTACTTACGTCAGTTATTGTTGCATATTCTGCAGCTGCGACCGGATCTCCGTTGAATAAAGCTACACCACCAAAGGATTCGTTGAACGGAACAGGGAAGGTTATAATCTTAAGATTAACAGTATCTCCTAAAATTTTTCCCCACTGTTTCAATAGCC